GTCGGACGGAAGGAACCCATCTCCGGATACATGTCGATCTAGGCTCGCGCCCGGACCGCAATAATCCCAAAATGGAATCTCCGCTTTGGCGAGTTTGTACCTAGGCCTCGCACCGCTGGGATCTCTAATAGAGATCTTAGCTCGTCTTGTCGCGTCTTCAATGGGCTTGCCCATGAGGTAATCGTCGACATTAAGCTCGGTTATCGAAAGGCTAGGTCGCCTGGCGTATCCGCCGAGAATTGCTAGAGCTCCGGCAACGGAGTGGTCTAGTTTCTCGATAGGGTAGTTCTGATCCCAACTGGCAGGCACATTAACATCTCCTTGCGGAAATGGATATCTGTGTTCGTCCAGTCGGTCATTGCTTTCCCTGCAACCATCTTGTAACTGAGATCTCTCACAGTGTTCAAGATGTCCGTCATCCCCCTCAGGGACGTCGGAACGTCGGACCAGTCGCTTATGGTACCTGTAACGGAACCAATAGCGGCTGGATACCTTCGGTTGGCTAGCGTGAAACGGCACCTTAAGTCCTGAATCGTCGGACTGTGACGGAGGGACGCGAACAAGAGCCTTAGGCTCCTGCTCGTCGGCCCAACGCCGTAGTCTGTTGACTGTAAGGACCAACGGTATCCCAGTTCTCGCTGACCATCGAAGGAGACGGTTGCATGCGGAATACACCTGCTGAAGAGTCTCCAGTGATCTGATATATACTCCGCGAACATTATGTCCGCGGAGCCAATCTGAACCACAAGACTCGCGGAAAGATCCACTACTGAATGACTTGGCATGATTTACCTCAAATCCTAGTTTGTTTAGCATTTTCGCAAGGAAGCCATAAGCTTCGGAGCAGACGACTATGTCGTCGCCAAACACCCCGTAGGATGTTTCAGAGGGATGACTACTAAGCCGACCGTTCGCCACTTTCGTGGTTGGCCGGAGGTTCATCATTTCGTAAGTGGACTTAACCGCACACGCGAATATGAGAGTTTGAAGAGGAAAGGTGAAACCGTTCCCCATCGTACTAATCATATTCAAGACAACTTCGGAACCGTCTGGAAGGACGGCCTTTTCACTCCGGCACTCGCGGATCACCCTTTTTAGGAGGTTCTCCTCAAGTAACTCGAGCATCAGTTGCCAGGATATGCTATCACTCGCACTCACAAGATCTTGGGTTCCGAAGGTTCCCCAGATCGAGCCAATACGAGCTAGTTCCCGATTTCTATCCGGTTGAGTACTCAGGCTAATGCCAAAATACTTTTCCAGGCGGAGCTCAAAGAACGCACCAACAGACATCTGAACCAACAAGTTCAAATTTGCCTCGGTGCAGCACGTTCGCGATATTTCAGCATTCTTTTTGGCAAAGAATAACTTACCTCCATTCACTTTGACGAAAGGAAACTTAGAGGAGCGAAGACGCTCGGCGTCCGCCCATAAGCCCGTATCAGCCAAAGCGCTGCGGTACAGGGGGATAAGGAATTCCGACGTGTAGCTCACGGGGCCTGAGAACAGCTTACTGATAAAGTCTGTTCCGATCGCCTTCTGAGCTGCACCCGGACCTACGGTCATGTGTTCACGAATGAACGCAAGATCGTAGTTGGTTCCCTCTACTTCGAACTGAAGGGCATTCCTGAAATTATTTTTAAAGTAATCCCAGAAACACGACTCCTGCTCGTTGTTTGCCGCGAAGTCGAACGGTTCTCTTCCGATTTTGTCGTTGATGCGCTTGAATTTCTCCAGCGCAGCCGCGTCAGCTTCGGGTGAGTTGTCGTTCGGACATAGCTTCTTGTAGAAGCTATCAGCAAGAGCCAAGGCACTAACCTGCTTCACATCCATATCCGAAGATATGAAAGGATTTCCGGAAAGATAGGGCTCAAGATCCCAATGGAGCAACTTTTCCAACTCAGTGTAATTCACCATCGTAGGGCCGTTGAAGATGAGAAATGAATAGTTTAAGCAGCTTCTCCCACAAGGAGATCAGCAGCTCGTATTCTTCATCCGTCAGAGTGTCAAAGGACACCTGACGTAACTGTATCCCCGCTGCCAGCCGTCGCTTGCGCGAGCGAGCCGAAGTGCATCGAGAGTGCAGCCCTCACCGACAGCGGGTCCGCCGTATCCGAACCAACCGGCATTTCGACAGTGGTCTTGACGATCATTGTCTTATACGGTTGGCCAGCAAGCGGCAGAACCCCTTTGCGCGTGACCACTGTGAAGGTATTGCTACCAACACCACGCAACGCTCCGGTCAACGGGTTGATCAGCTGAGCTGGCCGGAAGGCCTTCGGTCTGAACATCGCCGTTGTGAACGGAGCAGCAATCGAGTGTGCTACCACACCCGTCTGCGTGCCTCCAAGCGCGGTGACCGCGTACTGCTTCGCATTCGCGTCTGGCGGAGTATCCGCCACATGCGTATACGTCGGACTGGTCAATCCGGTCTGGGCGGCCCCTGTTACAGGGCTCGTAAGTGCAAAAGTCATTGAGACTCACCTAAGTTGAAGTGACATTTCTGTCTTAGTTAACGAAATCCAAGGAATTGCGACCAAACACCATCCGTTTACCCTTATCTTGCGACAGGGCGTGCGAAAAGTCCTTAGTCATCCGAGGATCGAATGCGCGACCAGAAAACTGACCTAATATCGCTAGGAGGTTGCCCATCTTTTTCAGTTGCTTGAACGGATGTTCAAGTCTGAAGACAGGCGTCCCTAACGTACTAGGCAAGGTCCGAGTCAGCGCAATCTGCTCCTGTTGAAGGACGCAGAAGTTGCCGGAATGCCAGAGATCTAGAGTAGGGTACGTACTAACTGGGAAGTTAGCGCGTGTCAATGGAACGTTTATGTCGTGGTACTCGGTCTGAAGACCTTTAAGGTACACCGACTTGACAATCCACTTAACCCTAGACTCGTCCGTAGTAGCTGCCTCAATTATATCACCGATGTTGGTGAAGTAATCTATCAACCATGACCATGGAAGGATCTCATACAAACCAGGGACAAAGTTCTCGAGGTTAAAACCAAGAACCTGCCTGAGGCGGTCAACAGCGCCGTAATTGGCGACAGTGTTCCCCTCAAGACCAACTACGTATCGGCACCCAACCTTCCACTCTGTCTCGACGGATCTATCCGCCATGAGCCCATCGTTGAAGATTGTAACCCCATTAGTACGTAGTATCGCACGTTGAAACTCCTCGCTCTTAGAGTATACCACCACCTTACGGGGAGGTTCCTCACGAAAGCGAGCTAGCGACTCGGCTAGATCCTTGGCATCATGAACCAAGGGCATCAAACCGAACGTAGTTTCAAGCCAGGTGTCGCTGAGCACCTTTCTCCAAGCCTCTTGACGCTTCATTGGCGGATAACGGTTCACGCTAAGTTTTCTTTTGCTTAACTTAGTTAAATGACCGTACACCGCCTGTCGCATCGATTGGAAAGGATGTCGAAGCCCAGCAATTGTCTCTCTTAGCTCGCCTGTTAAGGACCAGCCGTTCATATGAGAAGACTCTTGCCGAATCTTTCTATGAATCTTCATGAGAGATTTGTTTTCCACGTCCGTAGTAGAGGAAGAAGCAGGTGGTTGGAAATTCAATGGCCCGGGGAAACCCGTCCACGAATGATCATGTACCACCGTCGGTGCAAATTTGTTTATGTACCGAATCCTTGCTCCTCTCGTTATGCGCTTTGTGATACGCGTTTTGTTCGCAGAGTACGGAGATCCGGCTTGTTTGCCGGCCTTCGCCAACTGACGCCAATTCGCCACACTCTGACCAGTAGTAACATTAACAATGTTCAGCGGTGAGGAGGCCAGGATTACTCCCGGTCTCTCTATCGTGAATCTGTTATAGTCGGTCTTGGTTCGAGTGATAGTCACAAATTGCCTCTTCCTATCGGAGTTTAAACGATAGCGGCGAG